CGCGCGTGGGTTCAGCGCCAACGTCTTCCTCGACGAGTTCGCCTTCCACCAGGACAGCCGCGCGATCTGGAAGGCGCTGTTCCCGGTGATCTCGGCGCCCGGCCTCAAGCTCCGCATCACCTCGACGCCGAATGGCAAGAACAACAAGTTCTACGAGCTGATGACGGCCCGCGCTGACGACTGGTCGCGGCATGTCGTGGACATCCATCGCGCCGTGGCGGACGGGCTGCCGCGCGACATCGCAGAGCTGCGCGCGGCGCTGTCGGACCCGGACGCATGGTCGCAGGAATACGAGCTGCAGTGGCTGGACGAAGCCGCGGCCTGGCTGTCCTACGACTTGATCAACGCCGTGCAGCACGAGCGCGCCGGGGATCCGCAGGGCTACGAGGGCGGGCCCGTCTATCTCGGCGTCGATATCGGCCGCCGGCGCGACCTGTTCGTGATCGTGGTCCTCGAACAGGTCGGCGACGTGCTGTGGGAGCGCGAGCGCGTGCAGGCCCGCCGCATGTCCTTCGCCGCACAGGACGCCGAGCTTGACCGGATCATGCAGCGCTACCGCGTGGTCCGGGTCTGCATGGACCAGACCGGCATGGGCGAAAAGCCGGTCGAGGATGCGCAAAAGCGCCACGGCGTGCTGCGGATCGAGGGCGTGCAGTTCAGCGGGCCGGCGAAGCTGCGCCTCGCGACCCTGCTCAAGGAAACAATGCAGGACCGCCGGCTGCGCATCGGGCCCGACGCGGAGATGCGTGCCGACCTGCACAGCCTGCGCCAGGTCGTGGGCGCCACCGGCGTCGCGCGCTTCGTGGTGGACGGGGAAACGGACGGCCACGCCGACCGCGCCTGGGCGCTGGCGCTGGCCGTCGCGGCGGCCGAGCGGCCTGTCGTGCCCATGGACCATCAAAGCACCGGCCCGCGCCGGGTCTCCGGCCGGCTGGCCGATTACACGGGAGCCTGAGCATGGCGCGCGCGCCCGCAGATCTCCGCCGCGAGATCGCGACGATCGAAACCGACCCCAACCGGATGCTGTTCGGGCGGCGCATCCTGCCCGAGGACGCGACGCTCGCCACGCGGGGCGCAGGCAAGGGGCTCTGGCTCTATGACGAGCTGGAGCGCGACGGCCAGGTGTTCGCCACGCTGCAGACGCGCCGCCTGGCGCTGCTCGGCCGGCGATGGGAGGTGGATCCAGCCGATGACACCCCCGCCGCTGCCCGGGCGGCGGAGATGGTCGGCGCCGCGCTGTCGTCGCTCGGTGTGGAGCGACTGGCGGAGGCGCTGTTCGACGCGCTGCTCAAGGGGCTGGCGATTGTCGAGCTGATCTGGGAACCGGCGGACGGCCTGGTGCTGCCGGTGGTGGCCAAGGCGCGCGACCCGCGGCGCTTCGCGTTCCGCGCCGAGCCCGATTCCCGCGGCCGCATCGGCTACCCGCTTCGCCTGCTGACGCGGACGCAGCCGCTAGAGGGCGAGCCCGTGCCCGAGCGCAAATTCGTGGTCCACCGCGTCGGCGCGCGCTACGACAACCCCTGGGGCCTCGGGCTCGGGCACCGGCTGTTCTGGCCCGTGTTCTTCAAGCGCCAGGGTGTCGCGTTCTGGCTGTCGGGGCTGGAGAAATTCGGGCAGCCGACGGCGCTAGGCCGCTATCCGAACGGCACGCCGGAAGCCGAGCAGAAGAAGCTCCTGGCCGCGCTGCAGGCGATCGCCACCGACGCCGGCGTCGCGGTGCCGGAGGGCATGGTGATCGAGCTGCTGGAGGCCAAGCGCAGCGGCACCTTCGACGCCTATGAGGGCCTGGCCCGCTACATGGACGAGGACATCGCCAAGATGATCCTCGGCCAGACGCTGACGACGCAGGTCGGCGCGTCGGGCAGCCGGGCGCTGGGTGAGGTGCACAACGACGTCCGGCTGGAGATCACGAAGGGCGATGCGGACCTTCTGAGCGCCACGCTGAACGCGACGCTCGTGCGCTGGATCGTCGAGGTCAACATGCCGGGGGCGCCGCCGCCGCGGCTCTGGTGGGACGTGTCCGAGCCGGACGACCTGACCGCGGCGTCCGAGCGGGACGAGCGCCTGCTGCGCATCGGCTACCGGCCGAGCGCGCAGCGCATCGCCGATGTCTACGGCGAGGGCTACGAGCCAGTCACGCAACCTGCCCCGCCGCCGGACGGCCTGGCGCGGCTGTTCGCCGAGCGCGGCGTGCGGACCGCGCCCCGTCGGACCATGCCGCCGGCCGCGCCACGCGATGTCGCGGACGAGCTGACGGACCAGCTCGCCGGCATGCTCGACGGCGAGGACCCGATGATCCGCGCGATCGAGGCGCTGGTCGCGCGCGCCGGCAGCCTGCAGGAGGTCGCCGACCAGCTGGCGGGCATCCTTGGCGAGGCGCGGGACGAGCGCCTGGCGGAGCTGATGGCGCAGGCGCTGATCGTCGCGAACCTCACGGGCCGGGCGGACCTGGCCGACGATGTCTGAGACGGCCCGGCCGCAGGCCGGCGCGGTTCCGTTCGATGAGGCGATACGGTTCCTGCGCGCCAAGACCAACGTCCCGACCGACCGCTGGCGGGACCTGTCGGCCGCAGAGTATGCCCGGAGCTTCGCGGTCGCCGGTGTGCGCGACATGCAGGCGCTGGAGGAGATCCGCGCGGCGGTCGATCGCGCACTGGCCGACGGGACGACGCTCGACGCGTTCCGCGCTGACCTGCGCGACATCATGGCCCGCACGGGCCTGACGCTGCGTGGCCGCTTCGGGTGGCGCAGCCGCACCATCCTGGAGACGAACCTCCGCACCGCCTACGCCGCGGGCCGGTGGGAGCAGATCCAGAGGCTAAAGGACGCCCGCCCCTACCTCCGCTACGAGGCGGTGCTCGACAACCGCACCCGTCCACAGCACCGCGCCTGGCACGGCACGGTGCTGCCGGTCGATCACGAGTTCTGGCGCACCCACTACCCGCCGAATGGCTGGGGCTGCCGCTGCACCGTGCGCAGCCTGTCGGAACGGGATCTCCGTCGCTACGGCTACACCGTCACGGATCCGCCGCCGCCCTCCGGCAGCCTGCCTCGCAGCGTCCGCACGCCGGACGGCAACCGCATCGTCGAGCTGCCGCCGGGCATCGACGAGGGCTGGGACCACAATGTGGGCATCCTGGCCGAGCGCTGGCGCGGCCTGATCCCCGAGCCTCCACCGGCCGGGCCGCTGGTGGACGCGGCGGAGGCAGCCGGCTCCGCCACTGCCTCCGCCATTGCCCAGGCCGCGGTGCGGGCTGCGTTGCCGCCCATGCCGCCACCGCGCGCGCTGCCGGCATCGCTGATCCTGCCGGCGGGGATGCCGGACGAGGCGTATGTGCGCGCCTTCCTCTCGGCGTTCGGCGCGACGATGGAGCGGCCGGCGCCGTTCCGGGACGTGACGGGGGAGACGCTGCTGATCGGCGCCCCCCTGTTCACGACCCAGCAGGGCGAATTGAAGGTCGGCAAGCGCGACCGAGCGCGCTATGTGCTCTTGCTGGCTGAGGCGGTCCGCGCCCCCGACGAGGTGTGGGACATCATCGAGCCCGCCAGGATTGCCCGCCCGGACCGGCCACGCTTCCTGTTCCGGCGTCGCTTCGTCGCGCGGTTCAGCGTCGCGGAAATGATAGAGCCGGCGTTTGTCGTCTTCGAATGGAGCCGCGCCGTGTGGTCTGGCGTGACGGCCTTCCGACCATCCGAAGCGGAGTACATCGACGCGCAGAGGCGTGGCCGGCTCGTCTATCGTCGAGAGGATCGCTGAGGGCGTCCCGCCCACCCTCAGCTGCGCCGATCTCCGCGGTGGGCGACGGGCGCCGGAGGGATCGGATCGCAGCAGCACCATACGCCAAGTGCCGCCCCGGCGCCACCATCACCGCGAGCCCCTAGGAAGCCCGCTGGCGGCGTTTCGGCGCCGGCCGCACCCGACATACCCCCGGGCGATTGGACCCCGCTCTTAGTGGCCTCTTTGCGCTCTTATTCCGGTCTGGCGGGGTGGGGTCGCGGTGCGCGGTCGGGTCGGCGGGGTGGATGGGCCCTGGCGGGGGGGGCAAGTGCGCCTCGATGCGCACTTGGTCGGGCGGCTCGCGCGTCGCGCGTGCGGGGGGGCTGAACGCCGTCAGCCTGAAGCGCGGCCCGACGTCTCTCTACCGTGCACCGCATGACGACCGAGAGCAAGAGCGATCAGCGCCTGCAGGCGACGGCCATCGAGGTGTTCCGCGCGGGCACCCATGTCGATGCGTCCGGCCGGCGGCTCGCGTTTTCCGACAGCGACGTGGCGGCGATCGCCGCGTCCTACGACCCGGCACTGCACGAGGCGCCGATCGTCGTCGGCCACCCGCGCGACGATGCGCCGGCCTATGGCTGGGTCGGTGGCATGACGGCCGATGGCGGCATGCTGCGCGCGGACGCGCACCAGGTGGACCCGGGCTTCGCCGAGATGGTGAACGCGGGCCGCTTCAAGCGGGTGTCCGTGTCGCTCTACGCGCCGGACAGCCCGGCCAACCCCAAGCCTGGCGGTTGGTACCTGCGGCATGTCGGGTTCCTCGGCGCGCAGCCGCCGGCGGTGAAGGGCTTGAAGCCCGTCGCCTTCGCCGGATCGGACGAGGGCGTCGTCGAGCTGTCCGAGACCTGGACGCTCGGCCTGGTGGCGCGGCTGTTCCGCAGCCTGCGCGAGATGCTGATCGGCCAGTTCGGCCAGGAGGCCGCAGACCGGGCGCTACCGGCCGACACCATCGACACGGTGGCCGATGCCGGCCCGCTTGTCCCACCCGCGGCGGGCACGCCGCTCTACGCCGAACCCCAGAAGCAGGAGGAACCGCCCGTGGCGGACACCACCCCAGAGGCGCAGCTCGCAGAGCGCGAGCGGCGCATCCTGGCCGAGGAGCAGCGTCTCGCTGCCGATCGCGCCGCCTTCGCCGAGGAGCGGGCCGCGTCGCGCGCGGCCGAGGATGCCGCCTTCCTCGATCGCATGGTGGCCGAGGCGCGGCTGCCTGCGGATGCCCGGCCACTGGCCGCGGCGCTGCTCGCCCGGGCCGACGCGATCGAGGTCGCGAGCTTCGCGGACCTGGCGGAGACCGAGCATGGCGCGCTGCGCCAGCTCATCGAGCGCCTGCCGCCCGCCGTGGCCTTTGGCGAGGCCGCGCCCCACGCGGCGATCAGCGTGGCGGACCCGGGCAGCCCCGCATCCATCGAGGCCGCGGCCGACGCGCTGATCAAGGCGCGCGCCGACGCCGGCCAGACCCTGACCTTCCGCGAGGCCGTGCGCCTCGTCGTCCAAGAGGAGACCCGCGCGTGACCGATCCCGCGATCATCAAGGCATTCACCGCCGGCCCCGGCGGCGTGCGCCAGTTCCGCCTCGTGCAGCCCGGCGCGTCCGATGGCCTGGCCATCGAGAGCACGGCCGTCGCCAACTTCATCTTCGGCGTCTCGTGCCAGCCGGGCACCGCGCTGGAGGGGCAGCGCGCCGACATCGTGCTGGCCGGCATCGCCGACGTCGAGGCCGGCGGCACCATCGCGCGCGGCGCGCTGGTGACGACCGACGCCCAGGGCCGCGCGGTGACTGCCGCCCCGGCCGCCGGCGTCAACAACCGCATCCTCGGCATCGCGCTCGTCGGCGCAGCGTCCGGCGACATCTTCCAGGTCCTGCTCGCGCAGGGCTCGGTCCAGGGCTGATCCAGGAGAAATTCGCCCGCCCACCCCACACCGCCTGGGCTCGCGCAGGGCTCGGTCCAGGGCTGATCCAGGAGACACGACACCATGGCGAACGCCACCTTCCCCATCCAGCCCGCGCTGACCGCGATCGCGATCCGCTATCGCAATCCGGTCACGATCGCGGACATGGTGCTTCCGCGCGTGCCGGTCGCGACGCAGGAGTTCAAGTATTTCCGCCACACGCTGGCGGAAAGCTTCACCCTGCCCGCCACCGCCGTGGGCCGCCGCAGCAAGCCGAACGAGGTCGACTTCACGTCCGCCGAGGTCCCGGGCTTCACGAACGACTATGCGCTGGACGATCCGATCCCGCAGGCCGACCTCAACAACGCGCCGGCGAACATGGACGTGCGCGGCCGGGCGACGGAGGGCCTCGCGGATCTGATCGCCCTCGACCGCGAGGTCCGCGTGGCGAACCTCGTATTCGCGCTCAACACCTACGCGTCCACCAACCGCACGACGCTGTCCGGCACGTCGCAGTGGTCGGACTACACCAACAGCAACCCCATCAATGCGGTGCTGACCGGCCAGGACAGCATGATCATGCGGGGTAATGTGCTGGTGCTGGGCCAGGCGGTCTGGACGGTGGTGCGGCAGCACCCGCGCGTCGTGCAGGCGGTCTATGGCACCTCGCAGGGGGCTGGCGTCGTGACGCGCGAGCAGCTGGCGCAGCTGCTGGAGATCGACGAGGTGCTGGTCGGCCAGGGCTGGGTCAACACCGCCAAGCGCGGCCAGACGCCGACGATGACGCGCGTCTGGGGCAAGCACGCCGCGCTGCTGCACCGGGACGGCATGGCGGACACCCGCGGCAACCGCACCACGTTCGGCTTCACGGCCCAATGGGGCGAGCGCGTGGCCGGTGCGATCCCCGATCCGAACATCGGGATGCGCGGCGGCGAGCGGATCCGCGTGGGCGAGAGCGTGGCTGAGGTCATCTCGGCCAGCGACCTCGGGTACTTCTGGCAGAACGCGGTGGCGTGATGCGCATCATCGCACTGTCCACGATCGAGCATGACGGCCGGCGGGTCCCGCAGGGCGAGGCGCTCGTCCTCGATGACGCCGCCGCCATGGCGCTCGTCAACGCGGGCGCCGCGTCGATCGACCGCGTCTACTCGAACGACGCGGCCGACGAGGCCGGCACCGAGCCCGACGCCAACGACCCGGCCGACGACGCCGGCGCCGAGCCCGACGCAACGCCACGCCGCAAGAAGCGCTGACGCATGTACGCGACCGTCGCCGATCTCGAGACGCGCTACGGCGCCGCCGAGCTGGTGGAGCTGACCAACCGCGCCGGCGGCCAGGACCGCGACGACGCGGTGCTGCTCGCCGCGATCGGCGACGCGTCGGCCGAGATCGACGGCTACCTGGCCAGCCGCTACGCCGTGCCGGTCAGCCCCGTGCCGCAGGTGCTGGTGGGTGCGGCGGCGGCGATCGCCCGCTACAGGCTCCGCGGCCCGTCTGCCGGGGACACTGTGCGGCGGGACTATGACGACGCGATCCGCCTGCTGCGCGACATTTCCGACGGCCGGGCCGGGCTGCAGGGCGCGGCCGCACCTGGCGTCCCGGCGGCGGGGACGGTGCATGTGGATGCGCCGCCGCGGCGCATGTCCGTCTCGCACCTGTCCGACTACACGGCCTACGGCGGCGGCTGATGGCGGCACGCATCACCATCACGGTCGACGACGCCGAGGTCCAGGCGGCGCTGGCGGAGGCGTCGCGGCGCGCATCGGACCTGGCGCCGCTGATGGACAGGATCGGCGCAGCCCTGGTGTCCAGCACCCAGGCGAGGTTCGAGGCGCAGGCCGGGCCGACAGGCGTGCCGTGGCGGCGATCGATCCGCGCCGAGCAGGGCCTGGGCCAGACGCTGCTCGACAGCGGCCGGCTGCGCCAGTCGATCACCCACCGCGCGTCGCGCGACCAGGTCGATGTCGGCACTAATGTGCTCTACGCCGCGATCCACCAGTTCGGCGGCACGATCCGCGCCAAGACCGGGAAGGGCCTGCGGTTCCGCATCGGCGACCGGTGGGCGACAAAGAGCCAGGTCACGATCCCGCCGCGGCCGTTCCTCGGCCTCGACGACGACGACCGGGACGAGATCGTCACGCTCAGTACGCGATGGCTCCGGCCGGGCGGTGCTGCGTGATCGAGGGTCTGCGCGACATGCTGGCGGCGATCGATCCGCCGCCTTTCCGCCACATCGGCCTGGCCGCGGAGTATGCGTCGCTCGATGCGCCGCCACCGCCGGCGCGGCTTCCGGCGGCCTATGTGATCGAGACCACGGACACCGCCGAGGCGAACGGGCTGCTGACGGGCGGCGTGCGGCAGCGGCTGACGCGCGGCTTTGCCGTCGTCTTCCTCGTCTCGACGCTGCGGGACGACAAGGGCGGCCAGGCAACCATCAGCCTCGCACCACTCCGCCAGGCGGTGCGCGTCGCGCTGCTCGGGGGCGCGCCGTCCGATGCCTATGAGCCGATCACCTACAGCCGCGGCCGGCTGCTTGCGGCCGAGCGCGGGATCCTGGCCTGGCAGGACGAGTACCAGGCCCGCACGATGCTGAGGAGCGCCTGATGACTGACACACCCGCCGCGCCGCTCGCCTACCCGACGGAGGGCGGCAGCTACGAGCGGCTGCCCGACGGCACGCTGCGCCGCCTCGACGCCGACGCGCCCCCGCCTGCGGGGCAGCCCGCCGGCAAACCGACCACTACCCGGAGGACCGCCTGATGTCCGGCAGCCTGCGCAGCCACCGCTCCGCGATGCTCGCGAAGCTCGAGACCACCTATGCCACGGACTCGGTCCCGGTCGCCGGCACCGACGCAGTCGTGCTGCAGGAGGCCGAGATCACGCAGATGGACGCCGACGCCGTCGAGAGGCCGCGGCTGACGCCGCATTTCGGCGCCCGGCCCATCGCGCTGACCGCCCTCAAGATCCGCGCGACCGCGCAGGTGGACCTGGCTGGCTCGGGGACAGCCGGCACCGCGCCCGCCTATGCCCCGCTGCTGCGCGGCTGCGGCATGGCGCAGACGATCACCGCCGGGACGAGGGTGGACTACACGCCCATCTCGGCCGCCGAGGAAAGCCTCAGCCTCTACTGGTTCCTGGACGGCCAGCGGCAGCGTGCGCTCGGCGCGCGCGGAAGCTGGGGCCTTGAGATCGCGGCCAACCAGTTCCCGCGCCTCACCTTCGAGTTCCTCGGCCTCTATACCGCGCCGACCGAGGTCGCCCTGCCGGCGACGACCCTGACCGCGTGGCGCGAGCCGCAGGTCGCGAACACCACCAACACGCCGGTCGTCACGCTGGACGGCCTGACCGTCGCGCTGGAAAGCCTGCGCTACCGCCACAACAACGACCTGGTGTTCCGCGACCTGGTCAACCGCCGCTACGTCAACATCCAGGAGCGCCGGCCGGTGATCGAGGTGGCGATCGAAGCGCCGACCCTCACGGCCAAGAACTTCTGGGCGCTGGCAGAGGCCGGCACCACCTTCGCCGCCGTCGCGCGCCACGGCGCAGCGGCAGGCAGCATCGCCGAGCTGACGGCGCCGCGCTGCCAGATCAGCCAGATCGCCCGCCGCCCGGCCGATGGCGTCGAGATGCTCGACATGACGCTCGTCGTGCTGCCGAACACCGGGAACGACGAGGTCACGCTGTCCGTCCGCTGAGCCATGAAAGGGCCGCCGCATGTTCGTGTTGATGAAGGAACACCGGTTCTCCTGGCCGGTCGCGTTCGATGTGCCGATGGAGCACGGCGCCCGCGTGGCGCAGGGCTTCACCGCGCGATTCCGCGTGCTGCCGCAGAGCCGGATCGAGGACATGAGCCTGCGGCCGGCGGAGCTGATGGCCGAGGCCGTGGTTGGCTGGGAGGGCGTGCTGGACGAGGCCGGCCAGCCCGTCCCCTTCAGCGCCGCCACGCTGGCCGACCTGCTGGACATCCCGTTCATCCTGGTCGGGCTCGCCCAGGCCTATGCGGACGCGGTCAGCGGGGCGGGTGCGCGAAAAAACTGACGGAGGCCGCGCGCGCGCTCGTCGCGGGCGCGCCGGCCGGGGATGAACGCGCGGCGGAGATGCGGGCGCTCGGCGCGGTCGGCGCGGTCGCGAAGCCACGGCCGGGCCTCGCCATCTGGCCGGAAAACTGGGCGGCGGTGCGCGCCATGGCGGCGATGGCGACGCAGTGGCGGCGCGCGGGAATGGCAGGGATCGAGGTCGGGCTTGACTACGCCGTGCTGCCGGTCGTGTGCGCCGCGCTGGCGCTGACGCTGGACGAGGACCTGCTGGGCCGGATCCGCGTGATGGAGGCCGCGGCGCTGTCGGCCCTGGCCGAGGCGAGGCGCTGACATGGCGGGCGACATGCAGGTCA